TAGAACATTATTAGCAGGAGCAACTGGTGGTTTAGCTCAAGGTACAATCGGTGGAGCAATGGGTTACTGGTCTGCTAAAGGTAAAGCAGGTAAATTTTATGATAAAGGTGATGGTTTTAAAGGTGACTTAGACAGAGATGTAGGACTAGGTGGTAAGAATGATGATACTACATGGTCAGGCAAAGATGGTAAGTTATCAAAACAAAAACCATTAATACGTAAAGCACCTATAAAAGTTGGTACAAAAGTACAAGCTGATGATAGAGGCAACATTGGTACAGTAGTAGAAGTTAAAGGTAATAAAGCAAAAGTAGAATTTACAAACAAGAAAACTAAATTAAGAGCAACTAAAACTTTTAATAAAGAAAATCTTAAATCATTAGATAAAGTAAAAATTACTACTAAACCAGACCAAACAGTTGTTATAGAAAAGAAAATAAAAGAAGTAAAAAGAAAAACACCTATAATAAATTTAAGCAAAATTAGTTCAAAAGAAGACCACAACATTATTATAAAAGAAATAAACAACACTATTAAAAGATTAAAAGATGAAGGTTCTATTAGAACCAGTGAAAGAGTTGGTCTGTTAGCCCAAATAAAAGATAAGGCTATGAAAATTCTTGACCCTAAAAATGCAAAAGAATTAGCAAAAGAGTTAGAAGTTATATCAAGAATAGCACCAGATTTAGCACCTAACATACTAGCAGGTAGATACAATTTAATTAACAAATCTAAAGAAATTATAGAAATAAGAAAAATAGGTAACGAAGCAGTAGACCCTAAAGAGAAATTTGCTGTAGCACAAAAATTGTTTGAAGCTCTAAAAGAAAAACAATTATTACTTAACAATCACATCAAGTCAGTAGAAGGTGTATCTGACGCACTACAATCCCAAAAACTTGTCGTAGAAATGACAGATGCCGATAAATTACGTATGGACGCTGACATTGCTATTACAAAAGAAATGCCTGATATACTAGCACGTATTGAAAAAATGTCACCAGAAGAACAAGTAAAAGCTATTAATCAGTTTGCTGAATTATCTAGCAATGATGAGTTATTAAGAAAATTTATTAGAAAATATAATAGAACAAAAAAAGATACTAGAGTTACATTGTCTGAAGCATTAAACGAATACGTAACAGGTAACTTATTGTTTGACCCTACTACACATGAAATTAACATATTGTCTACAATAGCAAGATTTCAAGCTAACATTGTAGAAAATTATTATAGTGGTCTTATAAGTTTTGCTAGAGGCGAAGGTAAATTAGGTGTTAATAAAATAAGAATGGCTAATGATTTATTGTTAGCACAAACAAGATTTTTTCAAATAGCTTTTAAAAAAGCACAGTTAGCATGGAAAGCTAATAGAAGTATTGGTGATACTATAGAGCATAGATTTGATGGCAGACAACAAAGAAACATGGAAACATATATTACACAGCTTAGAGAATCTAATAATATGTTAAAGAAAGCGTTATCTTATGTGGCTTCTCCTATAGGTAAATTATCTTTCTTGTCTTTACGAGGATTAGGTGCAGGTGATACATTTACTAAAAACATATTTAACAGAGCGGCTAGAGTAGCTAGTGTTAATCAAAGAATGAGAACCTTTTATCCTGAATTATGGAAGAATAGAAAAAAAGTTAATAAAACAGGTATTGTAAAATTAGAAGAAAATATTAGAAATTTAAAAGAAAACATTAGATTTGAAAAAGCACAAGATAAACCTAACATTAAAAAGATAGATAAATTAGATAAACAACTAATGAATCTTGAAGGTCAAAAAACAAATCAAACTACATTTGAAAAGAAATGGTCTGAATTGTATTTTCAATATGAAGATGAGTTCGGTAACTTTAGACAAACAAAAACATTTAACAGATTAGAAGTAGAATCATTAGATGATTTAACAAAGTCAGTTGCTAACGACCCTACATATATAGCAAGAGTTAGTTCATTTACACAAAATTTAAGAAACGAAGCCTTAGATGCAAACCAATTTTACCCAGACCAAAAACAAAGTTCTAATAACTTAGGAGACTTATTATTAAAATTAACTAACAAATATCCGTTAGTAAGAGTATTGACAGGTCTTCACTTTGTAAAAACACCAGTTAGTTTATTTAAGTATGGGTGGCAAATGACACCTATGTTAAATAAATTAAACATGGAGTATAGAGCTATGCGTAATGCGTCTGACCCTGTTCTTAGACAAAAAGCTGAAGCTCTAAGTTATTTAGGTATGACAGTATATGGTATGGCAACATACTATGCTATGAATGATAAAATTACAGGTTACAAAACAAAAGATAGAAAACATAGATTTTCATATAAATATCAAGATGAAAATGGTGTAGACCAATATGTATCATTATCAAGATTCTTTCCGTTATCTATACCATTTATGGTAACTGCGGCAATCAAAGATTCTATAGAAGACTTAGGTGATTTGTGGGACGACCCTGCACACAGCATAGAACAAAACAAGATGATAGAGTTCTTTACACACTTAGCAAGTTCATCATTTGCATTGTGGTCTAACATCTTTGCTAGTAATTTAATGACTCAAGATTTCTTTGAAGTTATGGCAATATTTAGTGACACAGAAGCAACTAATGAAGAAGGTGCGGCTAATGTATCTAAAGTAGATAGATATTTTAGTAGAAGTGCAAGTAAACTTATACCTGCGGCTACTGGTTGGAGATGGTCTAATAAAGTATTTGGTGAATCAGAAGTAGAATTAATGAACATGATAGACCATTTAACTCAATCTACACCGTATGCTTTAGCTAAAACTATAAATAATGAATACCTTGATGGTCAATTTGAATTATTAAATTATGGTGATGCGTTATCTCCTAGAAGAGATGCTCTAGGTAACACCTATCCAAAACCACAAGGTTTGTTATTAGGTAACTGGCAAGATATATTTCCAGTGACAAGTCATTGGAGTTCTAACATTGTAGATAGAAATGGTAAAAACATACTCACTGATAGAGCTAAATCTATATTACAAACTTCTAATATATTATGGGAAAGACCTAGATTTAAAGTAGATGTAGGTACAAAATTAGACATTAATTTAAAACAATACAATGTAACTAAAATGGCATCTACTAACATACTAGCTAATAAGATAGAATTAAGAGAAGGAACAACTTTATATGAAGCTATGAATCAAGTTAAATCTCAAATATTACTAGGTGGTAGAACCCTTAATGAACGTATAATATATGAGTTAGATAATCCAAATTCAGCTTATAACAGAAAAGGTTATTTAAGAGATAACAGAATATACGCAGGAAAATATCAAGGAGATAAATATTTACTAGAAATCATTAGAGAATATGAAAGAGCATCAAGAGAATATATTATGCAATATGCTTTCTTTGAGGCTGATAATGGCAAAGTTTCTACAATTAATGGGTACAAAGAGACTTACGGAAAGCAAGAAGGGCAGATATTATCTCAATTACAATAAAGTACCCCTTTTAGATAAAACAATAAAATTAAGGAATTAAATGGCTAATAGTTTTGTACGATACACAGGTGACGGTAATACGGCATCATATTCTATACCTTTTAGTTATAGAAGTACAGCAGACTTAACTGTTACATTGGCAGGGGTGGCTACTACAGCATTTACCCTAAATGCCGCAGGTACTACGCTGACTTTCAACGCAACACCTTCAAACGGTACAGCTATTGAGATTAGAAGAAGAACGTCACAAAACTCTAAATTAGTAGACTATGCGTCTGGTTCTGTACTAACAGAGAACGATTTAGATACAGATAGTGAACAAGCCTTTTTCATGTCGCAAGAAGCGATTGATGATGCTAATGACGTAATTAAGCCATCTAATACAAACTTTCAGTGGGACGCAAATAACAAAAGATTAACTAATGTTGCTGACCCTACAGATGCTCAAGATGCGGCAACTAAAAATTACTTAGAAAACACTTGGTTATCAGCGTCAGACAAAGCTACTCTTAACAATGTTAATAGCAATATAGCGGCGATTAATACTGTTAATGGTAACATATCAGCTATTACTACAAACAATTCTAACTCTGCTAACATTAATACTGTAGCTAATAACATTGGCTCAGTTAATACAGTAGCGACAGATATTACAAAAGTTGTAGCTGTAGCAAACGATTTAGCAGAAGCAGTATCAGAAGTTGAGACTGTAGCTGACGATTTAAACGAAGCAACATCAGAGATTGACACTGTTGCAACTAATATTGCAAATGTAAATGCAGTTGGTAATGATATTACTAACGTAAATACAGTTGCTACAAACATCAGTGACGTAAACACTGCGGCAACTAATATTTCAGCAATACAAGGTGCTAGTGGAAATGCCTCAACAGCAACGACAAAAGCGGCAGAAGCGGCTACGTCTGCTACAAATGCGGCTAACTCTGCAACTGCGGCGGCTAATAGTGCTAGTGCGGCGGCAAACAGTGCGGCTTCAGTTAATGTTACAACAGGATTAGTGATTGCTATGGCAATCGCATTATAAACAAAGGAAAATAAATGGCTCAAAACTTTAGAAGAAATACAAGTAACAATGTTGGTACATCACCAGTTAGTGTGTACACAGCAGACAGCTACGATACTATAGTTGGAATAGCCTTAACTAACGTATCAGGGTCATCTATTAATGTAGATTGTTATATCAATGATGGTGCAAATGACATACATTTAGTTAAGTCAGCTCCAATTCCAGTTGGTTCGCAATTACAGTTAATTGATGGCGGAGCTAAAATAGTAGTACAAAACGGAGATGTTATTAAAGTAGTTTCTGACACAGCTAGTTCATGTGATGTGTGGGTTTCTGCGGTTGATAGCATAAGCACATAATGGCTTACATAGGACAGACTCCGAGTGCTGTTGTTACATCTTCATCACAAATACAAGATGGTGCAGTAGAATTACAAGATATTTCTGCGGCGGCACAAGCAAGTTTAGGGACAGTAGATTTTTACGGATTTAAAAAATTAGCTAATGGTACACT